TACTTTAGGCATTAAACTACGCCCCTCTACCTTTATAGGCTCAATAATTTCTACACGAGGTGTTTTTATTACTTCTATAGCCCCCTCACTTTTAAGCATATCGCCTTTACCCGTAAGTAACCATTCTGTATTTAATTCAGGAAAAGAATATAGAATATTTTCTATTTTATCACTACCAATAGATTTATTATTCTTATATTGGGTAGCAAAAGCCCCATTAGAAAAGCCTACTGTCTCTTCAAATTTTCTAACAGATAGACCTTTAAAGTCTATAAATTCCTTTATTCTGCTAACAGTGTTTGACATAGTGTAAAAAAATATTTTATTGTAAATCAACGATATACGAAATAATTTAAAATATTTTCTACAAAATATTTTGCGGTGTAGAAAATATCTTATACTTTTGCCCCGTTAAACGAAACAAATAAAACCAATGAGCAAAAGTAATAAAAATCCTCGAAAATTCAATCCCTTAGTGGTAGAAAAATTATCTGTAAGGTTTGGATTGTCAAAATACTACATACGACAATGCCTAAACAAACACCGTAATAACGAAACCGCAGACACTATTTGTAAAGAGTACAATAACTACGAAAAACAAATCAACAGCGTATTAAACAATTAGCTATGAGTAACCTAATTAACACCATCTTGGGAAGCATTTAAAAACCTTTTAAAACCCATTTAAAATGAATGTAGAAGTACACTTACAACGTATCCGCAAAGGAAAAACAAGCTCCTCTCTTGTAGGGGTTGTCCCAGACCTTGAAGTAGAAAGCTATGAAGAGGCATTAAAACACCCCGAAGTGCGAGAGATGATTATCCAAGCCTATGGCAAGCACTTTCAGCTAACAATGTACTGCTTCAAAGGTAGAAACTTAGAAGTAACAGAAGTAGAAATCACAAAATCAAAAGCTATATGAAAGTAAAAACCATTTACCTAATTAATGAGGACTTCCTTATCATCGGTAGAGAAATACGCACAACGTTCTTAGGTATAGTAGTGAAACGCGAAAAAATAAATTACCGCAAGCCAGTGAAGTACCACTAATAACATTACATCACGTTTTTTATATTTTGATTTTATTGTTGGTTTTCCCCAGTGGTTGGTATGACCAACAGCATTAAGCGCAGCTCGCAACTGCACTGGGGAGCAAGGCAAACGCCAAAAAAACAAAACTATGTACGCATTCCAAAATAACATATTATCTATCCCCGCACGCCTACTCTATAGCGATTGGAAGGTGATGAGTTACAACACCTACAAATCGTACAGTCAGCGTGGTAAGCTCCAAGTTACCCAAGCGGGCAAAGGACAAGGTAATGAAGCGTGGGTATCTTTCGAGAGCCTCCCCGTAGTGAAAGGCGTGAATATTCAAGAATTTTGCGTGCGTATGCTCGGCAAGCCCGAAGATGCTCACATCGTTACCAATGTATTAGAAGAGTATATTGTACCTGACCCCGAAGCCATCAACTTCTTTGCCGAGCACCGCAAGCCTAACGGCAAATCACTCCCCCTCTCACAACAGCGGGAGAAAGCCACCTCCGCTATGATACTGGGTGCCATCGAAACCTTGCTTAAGAGCCGTCCGCTCACTGCCAAAGCCTTTGGTAAGCGCAAAACCCAAATATGGCAAAACATCAGCGAAGCCGTGAATGCGCTAAACCCCGAAAAGTGGAGCTTCTCATTACCTAACAACCCACGAAGCCTACAACGCAAATACAACCAATTCCTTACCGAGCGTTACGCTACCTTCATTCACAAGGGCGAAGGCTCCGACAACGCCAAGGTAGTAACCCCTACTATGGAACGCCTCTTTATATCCATCTGCTGTATGCCTAATAAACCTTACATCAGTTCGGTATACGATATTTACAAGCAGTTTCTATACGGCGAAATAGAACTTTTTGACCGCGCTACGGGCGAACTCTTTAATGTAGACGATTTTTGCGATGAGAATGGCAACCTGTTAGAAGTATCTGAAAGCACCGTAAAACTATGGCTTAGCAAAGCAGAAAATCAGCTTATCATAGCCAAAGCCCGCAATGGAGAGTACGACTTTAGCCACAAGTTGCGCCCTCACGTTCACCGCCACGCACCGCTCTACTCAATGAGTAAAATAACCCTTGATGACCGCGATATAATGCACACCAAGCTACCCGACGGCACCAAAGTAATGGCATACTATGCTTATGATGTGATGAGCACCGCCCTTATAGGTATTGCTCACAGTAAGAAAAAAGACACCGAGCTTTTCTTAGACTGCTTCCGCTCAATGTTTCAGTTCACTACCTCCTACGGCTTGGGTACCCCAATGCAGATAGAAGTAGAACGACACCTAACAGGAGAGTTTGCCGATGGGCTACTGAAAGCTAACAACCTATTTCCGTTTGTACGCTTCTGTAACCCTACCAACTCACAAGAGAAGTATGCCGAGACAATGATACGAGGTAAAAAATACGGTATAGAGAAAGACAGACACCAAAACGTAGGTCGCCACTATGCCCGCCGTGATAGCAACCGCACCATACAACAAAAGATATTCGACGAGTTCAACAACAATTACAAAGAAGCCAAAGCCTCTTATGATGATATTGTAGCAATGGAACTCCAAGAGCAAACCCTATACAATAACGAACTGCACCCCGACCAACAACGCTTCCCTGGGAAGACACGTTTGGAGGTGTTTTTAGAGAACGTAAACCCCAACCTACCACAACTCAACCGAGCTCTTTTAGCCCAATACATAGGCAAATGCACCACTACTACCATACGCCGTAGCCAATACGTAACCGTACAATACCAAAAATACCAATTACCCAACCCGCAAGTACTTACCTTATTAGCCCCCAACAACTACCAAGTAGAAGCCTATTACTTGCCTAATAAGGATGGTATTACCGAAGTGTATTTATATCAAAACGGAGCCTTTCTATGCACTTGTAGCCCAGTGCCTACCTTCAACCGCGCTAATGCCGAATGGACTCAGCACGATGAGCAACAATATGCTGAAGCAATGAGTTATGTTACCCAGTTCGACCAAATGGTACGTACCCAATCAGTGCAAAAGCTCAACCGCTTAGGAAGCCTCACCGCACCCATACCCACCGCTACCGAAGTAGACTACACACCCGTAGACTACACCGAGACACCCGCACTCAACTATCAAGAGTACAGCAAAACAAAAGTAGAAACCATAAATAAAGCATTATTAGACTTATGATAACCACAGCCCTAAAAGAAAAAATCGTACAAGCAATTGCCGAAAACCGACAAAACTACCGCTATGACACCCACCACGCCAAAAGTCTTGGCATCAATGGTGCCCAGTACAACCGTGTAATGAAAGGCGAACGCGATGGCGTGCTATCCGATGCTAAATGGATAAGCATCGCCCGCAAACTACAAGTACAACTCCGCGACGAGGCTCCTTGGGTAACCGTAGAGACCGAAACCTTTCAATACATCTACAGCCAGCTTACCGCCTGCCAAACACGCTCGCTTTCGGCTATCCTATGCGACCGTGCAGGTATAGGAAAAACACACACTGCCAAAGTGTATGTAAGCAAAAACAAAAATGCCGTATATATAGATTGCTCGCAAGTAAAAACCAAACAAAAACTTATACGCAAAATCGCTCAAGAGTTTGGCATTACCTATACAGGACGATATGCCGAAGTGTACGAAGATTTGGTTTACTACCTAAAACAGCTTGAAACTCCTTTAGTGATATTAGACGAAGCTGGCGACCTCGAATACCACGCCTTTTTGGAACTCAAAAGCCTTTGGAATGCTACCGAATATGTTTGCGGTTGGTATATGATGGGAGCAGACGGTTTGCAAGCTAAAATCGACCGTAATAAGGGTATTAAAAAAGTAGGCTATGCCGAAATATTCGACCGCTACGGCTCCAAATACAGCCGTGTAAGTCCCCCCTCCGACAAAGAAGCCATCGAAGCCTTCCTACTCAGCCAAATAGCCCAAGTAAGCCAAGCCAATGGCTCTACTATCAGTCCCGCACAAATGTACGCCAATACCGGAGGAAGCCTCAGAAAAGTACGCACCGAAATTGAAAAGCAACGCCTACAACAACTCAATGATGGAAAATAACGAAAAAACAATCATACCCCGCGCCTATACCTACGAAGATTTAGCACGCAAAAAGTATAAAACAATCGACCTATCACCCCAATGGACAGACCATCTCGGCAAGGTAGAACGAAGCGGCAGCCTACTTATCTATGGCGACTCAGGGCACGGCAAAACCACTTACGCCCTCCAGCTAATGAAAGAGCTATGCCAAAAAGAAAAGGTACTATACAACTCCTTAGAAGAGTGCGGCAGCCTATCACTCATTGAAAACCTCGACCGCTACGGGCTCAAGCAATACCGAAAACGCTACACCGTGCAAAAAGAATATGTAGATAAAATGATGCTACGCCTGGACCGTCCACAACAACCTAAAATAGTATTTATTGACAGCATACAAGAGTGTTTCGACGGCAAGCCTGCAAGCCTATACAACAAGCTCATCGAAGCATTTCCTAACACCCTTTTTATTGGTATATCACAAACCGATAGTAAAGGGAACCCCAAAGGAGCCGTTGCCAACAAATTCTACTGGCTTAGTCAAAACCGTATTTATGTAAAAGACTTCCGAGCCTACATCGAAAAAACACGTACTGGAGCCAATGAGTTAGAACCCTATCTCATCTCAGCCGAAAAAGCCCAAGAACGCGATTTTAAACTCTTAAAAACACCCTAACAATGAATAAAATAGCCCAACAAATCACCTATCGCCACGCCCTCGCCTGCCAATTAGGGCTCACCTACCTGCAGTACGAAAACCTCCGCTATGAGTTCTACAACGAATGGTGCACCAACCTATGCAACACGGCCAGAGGGCTGCACTTAAAGACTCTCATCACGCACGACACCCTACTCAATTGGTATGACGATCAGTGGTACAGCGAAGTGGAGAAAACCATCGAACGCCTCTACGGCAACGACATTACCCTATTCAATGCCGATGACGTCCTCCTGCTCATCACTATCTACGCAGAAAATATCCTGCAATATTACCCCAGTGTACTCCTAAAGAAAATAACCGCTCGTACGGCTCGCACCGAACACTAAGCGAACACCAAGCGAAGACAAACCGAACACAAGATGAGATTAGAACCTAACGAAATCAGCGATTACGACTACATTAACCGCAAGCTCAGAGAGCACGCACAAGAGCTCCTCAAAACCGCCAAAAAGCAAAAGCGTCCCGTGCGATACCTCCCGCAAGGTATTAGCGGTGATAGCGTGCGATGGTGGGCAGACCTCAAAAAATATGGTAAACTAATAACAGAATAACTATGAAAAATAGATTTTTAGAATACACCGAAGCCCTTGCTCTTGACACCTTTTTACAGGTGCTTACTTTCGAGCAACGGTTACAAACCTGCCAATACCGCGCAGGTAAAACCAACAAAGTGCCCGCATTAGTACAGAAGTTACAGGACTGGATATGTTACAATCAGTGGCAACCTCCTGCCTTTCGATACGACGCTTTTACCCGCGAACTCCTATGGGAAGATGACAACGCCGAATGGCAACCGCTAAGTAAGCACCCGCTATATAAAGTAAAAGTAACAGGATATTAACAAATAACAATTATCAATTATGACAGTAGATTTAACACACCTCACAGAAGAGCAACTCAAAGCAGAACTACAACGTCGTGAAAAGGCTCAAAACGAAAACCGCGAGGCATACAAAGCCCTCGTCAATGAGGCAATTCCACAAATTATCGGTAAGCTACAAACCTATTCCGAGCAAATGGCGGAAGTAAAGCTACATACCTTTGAAGCTCTTAAAATTCTCTTAGATACCAAAAACGAAGTCTACGAGGTCAAAGGCGACCAACAAAGCCACACCTTCACCGATACCCACGGCAACACCATCACCTACGGCTTCCGCGTCATAGACAACTGGGATGACACCGTAAACGCCGGCATCGAAAAAGTCCGCGACTTTATAGCATCACTCGCTAAAGACGACGACAGCGCCAAACTCGTAACCGTCATCAACCGCCTGCTCAAAAAAGACGCCAAAGGCAACCTCAAAGCCTCCCGCGTACTCGAACTCACCCGTGTAGCCAAAGAATTTGATAACCCCGCCTTCACCGATGCTGTAACCATCATAGCCCAAGCCTATCGTCCACAGCGTTCAGCGTTCTATATCGAAGCCAACACGATTGACGAGCAAGGCAAAAAGTGTAACATACCTTTATCGCTCTCATCGGTAGATTTCCCTCCTGGTACTGATATTAAGCACCTCTTCCCAGTACACGAGAAGTACGAAGAGAAAGCGTAACAACATCAGTCGTCAGATTAGTTGGACGAGTCGGACTGGTCTGGCGACTATTTTAAATAACCTTTAAACACTGTTTAAAATGAACCCCGACGCTTTAATAGAAAAATATAAAGGAAAAAACCTCTCAGAGATAGCCAAGGAAAGTGGTTTTACCGTAACTCATACCTATACCAAGGAGTTTATAAAATCAGATAAAAAAGATAAAAAAAATGATAACCAAAGAACAAATTAAGATACTGCAAACCCTACTCGGCAAGCAGTATAGAGACAGAGAAGAGCGTTTAGCGTTCGTCTCGGCATTTGTAGGCGAAGAGGTAACCAGTATTAAAAAACTCACTTCTCAACAAGCCTTTGGGCTCATACGCTACCTCAAAGACGGGCAGGTTGCACCCGCAAGTTATTATGCAAGGTTTGACGCACAAAACCCACAGCATCGCACCCTATTAGCCCGATGCCACGAGTTAGGTTGGGTACAAGAGGATAACTCCAAGTACGTAGACCTCAATCGTCTTGGCAGTTTTCTTATCAGCAGTCGTTCCCCCGTAAAGAAGGCTCTTGCCGATATGACCAGTAAAGAAGTGAGTAAAATCATATTTGTACTCGAAAAGATGATACAACAACGCTATGAAAGAAGTTAGAAAATTAGCCAATGAGAAAATTAGCAAATTAGCCAATTGCCCTCACAAGCATACCGAACGCCGAACCCTTGCCCACTACTGTACCGTCGAGGTAACCGCAATATTTTGCAAAGATTGTGGCAAGCAATTAACAAAAGAAGAGTGGAATGTATAACAATTTAAATACAAAATACAATGGAAATAGACGATTATGATATAAGTTACTCCTCAATATGCGATAGGATTAATGGAAACCC